TTCATTTCCATCACCATGTTATAAATAAGACCTATCATTATCATGACATCCCTAGTTAAGGAGAAACTTCATAAGCTATATGTAAACCTTTTCTATTTCTTTTATCTCTTTTTATAGCTAGTTCAATAGAATAGTTTACCATTTCTTTAGTATCAGGTGATAGATTATGTATCATTTCTTTTAATACTTTATTCTCAGCTATGAGATCACTATTAGTTTTTCTAGTGGTCATAGAATATAATAGGTTTATCAAGCATAGTCCAGCACAAAGCACAATCACCACAACTCTCTGCTAAACGTAGCTGATGTGGACAACCTATGCCATCAGTAGATACGTTCTCACTCTGAGCAGAGAAAGGATCATCTGGATAGTTACTAAACCTTATGGCGAATCTAGCTCTGTACGAGGCTCTGAGAGCTTCTATGGCCATACCTATAGGCTTAGTTGGATGGTGCCTAGTGTATCCATAGATGTTCAATAGTTTTCTTATCTTCAGTTGATACTCCCAGAAGTTTACATACCTGATAGACTCAAAGTCTCCTAGAATATGGAGCCTTAGCTGATAGGGCTTACCCTTAGCATCTATCGCATCCAGATCACGTTCGATAGCAGGGTACAGAGCATCGTTCACTATGAACCTATGAGCGAAGGGCATGTTGTTACCGTAACAATCAAGCCAATGTTCACAATCATCATCACAAGTAGTACGTTCTTGCAAAGTAAGTATGTATATCTTAGCTCCTTTAAGCTTACCTTTTTTTACTATCTTTCCTAGCTTTGTATCAGTAGGGGTCTTGATAACTTTGTATGGATAAGAACCAGCATCATGTACATTCTTCTGGTACACTGATCTACTATTTATTATAGCTGCATGGTCAAGATTTAATGTTGTCATCTTATCATTCCCATATCAGGATAGTATCCTATTCATTTTCTAATTCTCTAACTCTATTAGTTAGCCACCTAAGTACCATCTTATATTCTATATCATCCTTATCCTTTCG